CTTCATTTACGGATTCACCTTTTTTCAACATCTTTTTTGTATACTTAAAAAACCTTTTATGATTTTTAGTTATATCTTCACCACCTTTATAATCATTATAAAAACTTGCCACAAAATCAGGTAACTGACTTCCTGGTTTTAACTTACGTTTTAAAAATTTATAAGCTTTATTAAAATCACTTATTTTTTTATGATTATACTTTGGAAATTTCTTATCTAAATCTGAATATATTTTACGAAGTGGTGTTAAATCTTCATTCATTTGATATTCTTCAATAACTTCGTCCAAAATCTTATCAATCATTGGTTCAAAATCTGGCATATCATCTTCTTTCTTTAAACGACTTTTTTCTGCTCTACCTCTATTTGTAGATTCTTTTTCAAAACCAGCTATCTTACCACCTTTATGTGAAGCGTCTTTACCATCACCGTTACCATATGTGCCCTTTTTTCTATTATACTGATTTAATTCTGCTCTATATTTCTTTGCTTTATCAGATGACTGAAATTTCTTGTATTCGGCTTTATAATCTCTCTTTTGAGTTTCATTTACGGATTCATTACCAGTTCTTCCCATATATCTAACAAATTGTTTAGTACCTTCAATATATCCTAATAATTCTCTTTTATCTATTCCTTTAAACATTCTATCTTTTAATGCAATTTTAAGAATAGAATTTGAATTTTTATTTTTATTTCTCATTACTATAGCGTGTAATACATCTGTTTGGTCTTTATCTAAAATACCCATTCCACTTTCATTTATAGATTCATTAAAATAATATCTTGAGAATTGTGCTTTAAATTCAAGATGTTTAGCTCCTGGTCGTGCTCTATCTAATAGACTTCCAATTGCATTTGGTGATAATGTTGATGCCTTTTTAAGGATATTTATCATAAATCTTTTATCACCTTCAAATTGTGATTGACCTTTTTTATTAAATACTGCCCAATATCCTCTTGGTTTTTGTTGAATGCGTGCAGTAACTACACCACCTGCTTCATTTACAGATTCATCCATACCTCGCATCTTTGATAAATCTTTTACAAATTGTTTAAATGCTTTAGGATTCTTTTTCATATTTTTTAAAACACCATTAACACCATCTGCATCCATATCAACCATCATTTCAATTGCTTTAAGTTGTTTTCCTTTAGCCCATTTAAAATTCTTTTCTAAATCCGATGAAGCTTCATCCACAGATTCCCAACCAGTAAAATCAGCATTCCATCTCCACATTCCACTTGCTGCTCTCACATATTTATCTTTTTGTAATAGTTTCCAAGATTTTGCTAATTCACTTGAACTTGGATTTCCATTACTTCTATAAATTGATTTGATATGTTTTTTAGATGGCAATTCACCTTTCTTCTTTATCAACTGATTTATATATTTCTTTGGAATTGGTCCTGGACGAAACATATCTTGCCAAAAAGAAACTGCACTTTCATTTACGGATACGGATTCCTTTTTATCTTTCTCATATTTATCTTTAATTTTACCTATTTCTGCGTGTGATTTTCTCTTACCAGCAGCCTGTTGTATTTTCTTCATTCCTTCTAAACCATATTTCTTTACTCCAGCTTTATACAAAATACCACTTTCATCTACAGATTCTTCAAAATCCACTTTTTTAAATGTTGCAAGTGACTGTGGGTTGGTTGCGAAATAATTAAGAATTTTTAATGCACCCTCTTTAGATTGTGATTTTTTAATCCCCAATTTCTGTATAAGAGTTTTTATCTTTGGATGTTTTAATAACTTATCAACATCTACTTCAATTGCTTCTTTCTGTTTCTTTTTTGGAAGTCCTTTTTCACTCGTAGATGCAAAATCCTCTACATCTTTTTTTTTCATTTGTTCAGCGGCATCTTTAGTGGCTTTAGATACTTTTGAGGCAGGAACTTCTCCCTTTTGAACTGCATGTACTAACCCCATAAACTTTTTTTGTTGTTTTGAGACTGCAGGCATTATTAACCCCTCATAATGGAGTTAATGATTCTCTCTATATTATTTTCTAGAGTTTGATGTTGAACAGATTCATTTACAGGATTCATAAATGCTCCGTGTGTAGATGGGTTAGATACAAAATCAAATGCAATTAATTCAAAATCAGGCTGAACTTCTACGGTGTCTTCTTCACCTCCTGTTTCATTTACTGGTTCAACACTACCAAGTCCCCTTGAACTAATCCCAAGTTTGATTCCCGATCTAAATAATTCTTTTAATATATTACCAGCAGGAGTAGATAAGACTTCAACCGTTCCCACTAAATCATCTTTATTCCAATGCATTTCAATAACATTATGAGACGCATTATTAAGATTAACTACAGCACTTTCTGGATGATCTAACTCGCCTAAAGCTCTTCTTTCTCTAACTTGATTTTCTAAATATTTTCCAACTTCTTTTAATAATACTTCACGAGGATAAACGCGACCATTTTGATTTTTGGATTCTGCTCTTTGTAATACACCCTTTACAATCAATCTACCATCATTTTCTTTAATAGATTCATTAATTTTTTCTCTTGAAACATCAAATGGTCTTACTTCTACTAATAATTGTTTATTCATAATTTTACCCCACAGCTCCTAAATATACAAAAGTTACATCACCAGCTTCTCCACCAGATGATGTCCAAGCAATTGGATTAATATCAAGTCTAACTGGCCCTGCATTTGCGCTTTGAATATTAGAACCACTTACATATGTAGAAAGACTTCCCGATTCATAAGCAAATGAATAATCCCCAGCTACATTTACTAAAACATAGTTAGGTCTGGCATGCCTTAATGGATATGGTCCAGGAGTTGTTGCTTGACCATAAGCACTTGTCAGTCTCGCCTTTGGTATTTGTTTTTTACTATCATTAGGATCTACTTGATACATTAACGCCCTCCCCAAGAAGTTCTTTTAATCCAAATATCACGAAGTATGTCCGATACTTCTTTCCGTATAGCATCTTTGATTTTCTTCATATCACTGTCATTGGTTGCCTCATCTACGAATTTATATCCGGTTTGTTTTTCTAAATTCTTTTTTCTTTTCTTACTAGTTTTACCAAAAGCATTAGGTGTTTCATACCCATCAATACTTGCAGTAGTAGTTATTTCACTTAACTTTTTTTTTAATAAGCTACGGGCAAGTTCCCTTACCAACTCATTAAATTTTATTGAGTTCTTTATCAAGTTCATAATATCTCAACAGTTGGGTGACTGATTTATCATTTGGTTGTTTTGATTCATTCAAACAAAATTTACCAACACAATTAACTGCCTCTTGTAATTTAATTTTTAATACTTTATCTTTTATTTTAGAAATTTTATTACGTAATCTTTTTTCTAAAATAGGCAGTTGATTTTTAACAAACGCAGAAAAATTATTTGTATTAGAAATATTACTTATATATTCTTTTAATACTTTCTTTTGTTCATCTGTTAAATTAGAATACTTTTTATTAAATTTTTCCAATAATGCTTTATAAGATAAAATCCTTAAATCTTTATCTTTCATTTCCTTTGGTATAAAAGTATCAGTTTTTTTATTACTTAATGTGGTAACATTTTCTATTATAATAAAATAATTTTCTGTTTTCTCATCAGCATTAAGTCTTCCAAAGCCTTCAAATAACTTATAAATAGATGCAAATATTTTATAATTTGGGACTACAGAAGAAAACAATTGATTTACATCATAATACTCTTTTACTTCTTTAATTATATTATATTTTTCCCTTCTCAATACAGAGTTATTTAACTTTTCTCTTTGTCTTAATATTTCAGATAAAAAGAAATCAGCTTTCTTGTCTGACTTAAACTTCTTTGTCAGCAATAAATTGTATAAAGCTAACTCTTTTCCAACTTCTGTGTGTTCATTAAACTTTTTCTTAATAACTTTAAGAGCATTAGAATCTTTATTTTTATTCAACACATCTACAGTCACTTGCCTAAGTAAAAACTCAAACAAAAGACCTGTATTCTTCAATTTACTATGTTTAAAATTCGCCATTGGGATTCCCAAATTATTTAATATAATTATTCATATATAAATATAGTTTATTTTAGATAAGAGTTGATAATTAATCCTCTAATATATTATCTTCACTCAATAATGAATTATTTATTTTTGGAAATTTATCTTTTAGTTGATTTAAAATACCTTCACGTGCTATAGCAGTATATGCTTTACTTGTGGCGAGAGGTGATTTACCTTTAAATTCACGTTTTCCAAAGCTTCTATGTCGTTTTTGTACCGTATCACTGTCGTATACATCTTTTTGAGTCTCTTTTCCACTAAATGGATCTTTCTCACTTCCGCCCCAATCATCAGATCTTGCCATCTCGTCTTCATCTTCTTCATCACTAACTGGTTGTTCTGCTGGATCCTGTCCTTCAGTTTCGATTTGTTCTAATCTAAACTTCTGTTTTGTATCTTCAACTATATCTTTATAAACTTCAAGTTTTTCTTCATCAGAAAAATCAAATATATTATCATAAATCCATTCACGACTAAATAATTTAACATCCATAGCTTTTTCAGCTATTTCTAATCGTTGATTCATCAATTCAAGTTTCTCTTGTTCATGTATCATAGATGGAATTTGTAATTCCAAATCAAAATTAATTAATTCAGCATCTTCAAACCCCTGACTATACAAATGAACTATAGCAATTTTTGTCAATTCGCTTGCAACAATTTTTTGAAGTCTCTCAATAGTTCTAGAAAACCGAACATCCTCAGCAGCCAATGTAGCTTTACCACCACTCAAACCTTCTTCATATCCAAGAAACGCCTTTGGTATTCTTAAACTTGCCATTAACTTATTTCTTAAATATTCAATATCTTCAATTTGGTCATTGTTAGAAAGACCCGGCAAAGTTTCTATTTCCGTTCCACTGTCACCACCACGTACTGGTAAAAAGTAATCTTCCGTTACAGATTCTACATTATATTTTAAATTATATTCTCCTGTATTTTGATCAATCACAGGAATCTTTTTCATCTTATTGATGATTTTTTGCATAAACTGTTCAACTTCTCTTGGTGGTATATTACCAACATCAATCTTAAATATCCTTTTTTCAGGGGCTCTCATAATACGATGTATTAACATAGCATCTTCCATAAGAGTTAATTGTTTAAAAATTTTGCGGCCGCCCTCTAACATAGACCTACCATATGGTAAAAAATTAGTATCAGATAAAAGTCTAAAATGTGCTATTTCATAATTCTCAATGATTTCTTTCTTCTCAGTTTCAATTTCAAACTGAATAAGTTGTGGATTTTCAGGATCATGATCTTCTAATCTCGTAACATCATAAGCAGATACAGGAATAACATTAACCACCCCATATTTATCAACAATATCTAATCGTAAATAAAAATCACCATATTTAGTCATATTACGAATCCAACTCCATAAATTAAACTCAATATTTATGATATCATAAAATAAATTATGTAAAATTTTATTAACTTGAGTATTATCAGTTTTTATTTTTAAAACCTCACCTTCAATATTATCAACAGTAGATTCATCTGAATAGATATCAAGAGCCGAAGCAATAATTGGATCTTGATCCATAAGTTCATAATCTCTAAACAAATCGTGTTTACGAATTTCATATGCTGCTCTTCGGTTTTGTGCAACAGAATATGGATTTGAATATGTATTCTGCATCAAACGAGTGTATCTATCAATAAAATTTGATCTCAAACCCGTTTGTGTAAAATCCAAATCTTTAACGATTAATCTATCATCATCAGTTTTTCTAATGATAACGTTAGATTGAAACAATCTACCAAGTCTTGTAAAAATATTATCTGCCATAATTTACCCCAATAACCAAGTTAAATCTTCTTTTTCTCCCCCAATATCCATTTCCCAGGGATTTTCTTTAGGCCTATTTGGTGTCATAATAGGCTCTCTTTTGTTTAAGTTTCCAATTGACTCTACTAAAGTACTCTGAAATTCAGAACGCTCTGATTGCATTCTAATAGCCGTGTCTCTAATCCATAATAAAATAGAATAAGACATCACTAAATCATCATTATATCCGTCAAGCGCTTCTGTTTTTGAATTCTTATATATAAATACAAAAAGTTCATCAATTAATCTCGATGAACGTAAGTTCACAAGTTTTTCTCGTGTATATTCTTCCATTTTTGCTACAACCAATGGTTTAGTTTTTGATGAAGTAGTAAAACCAGGAACTTTATTTTTATCAATATGTTTATATCTGTTAGTATATTGATGTTCATTATCTATAATCATATGATCTTTATCTTGATAAAACAAATTATCATAACCTCTATCAATTATAGTTTGTAAAGTTGCCCACCCAATATTATTATTTTCAACTACCAAAATAGCATCATTATATTTTGTTGCCAATTCTATTAAAAAATTACCAAATTCAGTTGTTCCCAATTGACCTTTATATTCTGCTACTTGTGTCAAAGTTTCTAATTCAAAAACTTGTACAGCAGAATAATCACTACCATCCCCACGAGCAACGTCAGCACAAATCAAATATTGTTTTGAATAATCTGGATATTCCCATACCCATAAATTTCTATCAAACCCACTCTTTTCTGCTGGCTCTTGACACATATTTCCTTTATACCATTCTAATATTTTTGGATCAACAACTGAACGGCCTGAACTTAAAAAATCAGCATCACATTCTTGAGCAGCTTTTGTTGGACCCAAAATAGTATTTTGTTCATCTCTCCAATTTTGATCTCTTTCTGGATGTTCAGACCAATGTAATTTAACAGTATTAAACTTGTTTGATTCTTCTTTAGCTTCCATCCAAATTTTATGAAACCAATTACCAACACCATTTGGTGTAGAAATCACCAAACAATCTCCACCTGTTGCAAGTGTTTGTTGAGCGGCAGTCCAAATAGTATCAATCCTTTCAATAAATGCTGCCTCATCCAATATTAATAAAGATAATGCTTCAGACCGACCAGCAGATTCATTAGATGCGATTGCTTTTATCTGTGAACCATTTTTAAATACCAAAGATAATTTATTATTTTCAACAATCTGAGTCTTTAACCAAGATGGTAAATTATCATACATAATTCTTACTTTAGTTACAAGATTTTTTGCAGTATCTTTTGCAGTAGCAATACACAAAACATTCTTATCATTTTGAAACAACATCATCCATAAAGAATAAGCTGCAGTCAATGTTGAAATACCTAATTGTCTTGATTTTAATATAATATTATAATCATGTTCTTGATATTCTTTTAAAACTTCTTCTTGAAATGAATACAATTCGAATTTAATTTTACCACGCTGTGGGTGTTGAATTAAACAAAACTTATTCATAAAATACGATGGATCTTGAGCACATTTTAAATACTGTTGTTTAATTGCTTGTTTTAAATTACTCATTATATTTCTTTATATTTTCATCCGATAAAGCATTGACAACACTCTTATCAAACGGATCAGCATCTTTATTTAATTCCATTTCTGATTCATATTCTTTTAATACCGTTTCCCATCGTTTTTCTTCTTGTTCTTTTACCCACGATTGCCACTCATCTTTTCGATATAAATCTGCTTCAAACTCTATTTGGCAATATTTACATCGACCAAATCTATTATAAGTTTGTTGATCAATTGTTTTTAAAATCAACTTTTCACAATCATCACATTTATCAAACCCCTTTGGTGGTACTTTAGTAATTTGTTTTCTTTTACCATTTTCCATTTTCCACTTCCTACCATTATGGTCTTCCCACTCTTCACCTTCTTCACGAACTGTTTTATTTGCATAACCAACCTGTATTGGTCGATTATAAATGCCCTTTACCATCTTTTGTATTTTTTCTATGTT